TCCGCCAGGGCGTTCACATCGCCAACCTTGTTATCATCGGTGGTGAGGAACGTCCGCGCCACCGCCGCGATTTCGTCGATGGTCATGTCAACAACAGTCGCTGGCTACATCGCCAACGTCAAGGGGCAACGCAGCACCACACCCGGAAACGAGGGAAAAATGGGAACAACGATCAACCAACCGGAACCCGACCTCACCCCTAATGGCGAGGCCGATTTAGAGATTGACGGCACCCCGGACCTCCGCGCGAAGATAGGCCGACGCCTGGGTGCAATCCGCAAGGATCGCAAGATTTCTCAAGAGGATGCGGCCAGGGGCGCTAACCTGTCGCGACCCCATCTCAGCAACATCGAGCTGGGCCGGTCGCGCGGCGGATGGGCGGGGTTGAAAGCCGTGGCAGCATTCTATGACGTTGACATCAAGGAACTGGCGCACGAGGTACAAGGCCTGCCCGTGCCTGAGCCATCGCGGCGGCTGCGCGGTGTGGGTCCGCTGGCCGGCGCAGGTTTTGCCTCAAATGCCAGCGAACCGCTGAGCGAAGAAGAGCGCATTCTGCTCTACATGTGGCGGCATTGCTCGGAAGATGAACGGCGCGGCCTGCTTGGCCAACTGCTCGTCTCGGTTGGCAGCAGCATGAAGCCCTGACAGCCGCGCGAACCTCTTGACCGTCCCAGGTTTGGAGTAGCAACATGACCCTCTAACCGGGGAGGGTCAGCCATGCGGCACGTTGCCGGTCCCACCAACCTACTGTTGCAAATCAAAGAAACCGCCCTGCGGCGGCACGACCGGGCGCGCCTCTTCGCGGTCGGCGCAGCGCTCCTCTTCGTGGTCGCCGTCGCCGCGGTGTTGGTGCTGGCATGAGCGGCGAGCCCACCCAGGTCGCGGTGGTCGAGCCCCAGGCGGGCGAGACCGCGCTGCTCCAGCTCATCTCGCGACTGAGCACCGATCCCTCGTCCGATGTCAGCAAGCTCGAACGCCTGATCGCCCTCTATGAGCGGGTCCAGGCGCAGCAGGCGCGCACCGCCTACTATGCTGCGCTCGCCGAGCTGCAGCCCGAGCTGCCCGAGATTGAGGAGCATGGCGGCATCAAGGACAAGCTCGGCGACGTTCAGTCGACCTACGCGCTGTGGGAGGATGTCCAGGCGGCGATCAAGCCGGTGTTGGCGCGGCACGGGTTCGCGCTGACGTTCGCCATCGCCCACAGCGACGGCAAGCTCGCGGTCACCGGCAAGCTCAGCCACCGCCAGGGGCACGTCGAAGAGACGACGATGATCCTGCCGCTCGACACGACGGGGTCGAAGAACAGCGTGCAGGCGCACGGCAGCTCGGTCAGCTACGGCATGCGCTATACGGCGCGCGCGCTCCTCAACCTCACCAGCCGCGGGCTCGACGACGACGGCGTCGCCGCCGGCACCGCGTTTATCAGCGAAGGGCAGCTTGAGGCGCTGCGGCTGCTCATCGAGCGCGCCGGGGCCGACGAGGAGCGGTTCTGCCATTTCATCAAGGTCGACACGCTGGAGCAGCTCCCGGCCCGCCGCTACCGGCAGGCCGAGCAGCTCCTGCAGCAGAAGATCGTCCGCGATGGGGAGGTCGACCGCAGCCGCGAGGGCTGCTGATGATCGAGCACCTGGACATGCCTCAGGGCTCCCGCGAGTGGCACGAGTGCCGCTGCGGGCTGGTGACCGCGAGCGAGTTCGCCGCGGTGCTGGCCAAGGGTCAGGGGAAGATGCGGCGCAGCTATATGCTGCGGCTGGCGGGCGAGCGGCTGACCGGGGAGCCCGCCGAGACCTACTCGAACCGGCATATGGAGCGCGGCAAGGCAATGGAGCCTGATGCGCGCGACGCCTATGCGTTCCTCTCGGGGTTCGATCCCCAGCTCATCGGGTTTGTTCGCGACCTGGAGCTGGCCGGCGGCGTCGGCTGCAGCCCGGATGCCTTCCTTGGGCAACACGGTCTCTTGGAGATCAAGACCAAGCTGCCGGCGCTGCAGACCGAGGCGTTGCTGCGCGGCGACGCGCTGCCCGAGCACATCGCCCAGGTGCAGGGCGCGATGTGGATCACCGGGCGCGATTGGTGCGACCTCGTCTGCTACTGGCCTGGGATGCGGCTGTGCATCCGCCGGGTCATGCGCGACGACGCCTACATCGATTGCCTTGCCGGCGAGGTCGGCGAGTTCAACGCCGAGCTGGCCGAGATCGTCGCCAAGCTGACGGCGGACGTGCCCGAGCATTTCGGCCCCGACCTGGGATGGAAATAATGGGCGCACTTACCAATCTTGGCGGCGCGCCAAAGCCGTTTGAAATGAAGTCAATCCGCGTGGAAGGTGCGGGTCAGTTCTTGCGATATGCAGTCATCTCGTGCTGCGCATGCACTAACGCCGCCCGCTTTCCTTATCGGGATGACAACCTCAACCCACAGATGATTGCCAAGCGGTTCGAGCGGATGGGGTGGGAAGTTTACCAGAGCAAGGCGCGCTGCCCCGACTGCAAGTATGCGCGCGCCCGACAGAAGGCTCGTTTTGCAAAACTGGCGGAGACCACAGCCATGCCCCCAGAACTGGTCAGGATGCAACGCCCGAGCGTGCCGACGCGCCCTGAGCCGCCGCCGGCACCGCCTGCGCCGGCCGGCACCGAGCGGCAATACCTGCTCACCGTCGCAGCGGACGGCACCGCGACGGTGCGCCCGCTGGAGGGGGCGCGGCAGATGTTGTTCGGCGAGGAGACCTTCATCGTCCTGCCGGCGTAGGAGGGTGCGATGCTGAGCGCGCTTTTTAAGCTGCCGCTGCGGCTGCACCACGCCTACATGCGCCGGCTCGATCTGATGATCCTGTGGCCGGCGTGCAAGCGGGAGGCTGAGGAGCGCGGTCGCGATCTCGACACCGCGCGCGCCGCCTTCGCGATGCACGCGTTCCGCGACCCGCCCTGGCTGGCGCTCGGACACATCGAGATCAGCCGGCGCATCGACAGGCTGAGCTGATGGCGGAGCCCCTCTGGTACAGGTGGAATGGGGCGGCGATGATCCCGATGCGGCCCGACGCTGCCCAGGCCCAGTTCTTCGCCGATGGGCGCTACCTGCTGGAGGCGCACCACGAGCGCTCCCACGCCCGCCACAAGGCCTATTTCGCCGCGCTGGCCCAGGCATGGCACTCGCTGCCCGAGGCGCTGGTGGAGCTGCACCCGAGCCCAGAGCATTTGCGCAAGCACGCGCTGATCGCCTGCGGCTGGCGTGACGACCGCTACATCGATTGCGGCAACGCTGAGCAGGCGCGGAAGACCGCGGCATTTGTCCGGCCGCTCGACAGCTTTGCGGTGGTCACCACCGAGGGGCGGATCGTGCGCGTCTGGACCGCACAGTCGCAGTCCTACAAGGCGATGGGCCGCACCGATTTCAATCAGAGCATGGACGACGTGCTGAGCTGGGTCGCCGCCCTGGTGGGCGTCCCCAGGCCGACCCTCGAAGAGCAGGGAGAAGTCGCATGAAGCTCATCATCGACGCGACAGATCAGTCCGACAGCTCGAAGCTCGGGGCGGGTCGGGTCTACATCGGCAAGACCGGCCGCGGCGTCCCGGTCGAGGTGCTCGTGTCGGGCATCCGGCCGGCGCTGGGGCACGAGAAGGCGTTCGAGCGCGAGTACGATGCGCTGCCGGAACTCACGGTCCTCGACCCCGTCGATGAGGAGATCGAAACGCGCATTGCCCGGGTCGACATCTATCTCGTGATTGCGACCTGGGTCTGCGCCGTGGGCGAAGACAAGGCGGAGGTCAGCCCCAAAGACATAGCGCAATACCTGCGCGAGAACCTGGAGAAGCAGGACAAGGACAGGCACGACGGGATGCGCCGGGCAGCCAAGGCGGTCTGCCGGCTCATCGCCGACGCCCTCCACGACGCGCCGCCGGTCTCGCACGAGGTCGGGCATGCCTAGGACGTGCGGCGGCTGCACCTTGTGCTGCAAGCTGATGCCGGTGCGCGAGCTGGCAAAGCCGGCCAACACCCGCTGCGAGCACCAATCGTCACGCGGCTGCGGCATCTACCGCAAGCTCGGCTTCCCTCGGTCGTGCGAGCTGTGGTCGTGCGCGTGGCTCACCGAGGCCGACACTGCCGACCAGCCGCGCCCCGACCGGGCCGGCTATGTGATCGACATCATCCCCGACATGATCCGCGCCCGGCGCAACGAGACCCATGAGATCGAGTTCGAGCTGGTGATGATCCAGGTCTGGGTCGGCCCCGGCTTCGACCGACATCATCTGCCGCCGGCCCTGAAGCGCTTCGCCGAGCGGCGCGCCGCCGAGGGCCAGGGGCTGCTGTTGCGCAACGGGTCTGCCGGGGCGACAGCGGTCTTTGCGCCTGGACTGATGGCAGACAACCGTTGGCGGTTTGTCGACAGCAACATCATGGATTGGCAGGCGACAAAGACTGGCAACCTGCTGCTCGACCGGCTCAAGGAGGAGCGCGATGCGGTACTGGGAGGGCGAGCCGGCGCGGCCGACGACAAGCCCACCGCCCTATGAGGAGCACCGCACCATGGCGGAGGTGCTCGCCGTCGAGCGCCGCCGCAAACAGTTGCGGCTAGCCGTCGACAACAACCTGCGCAAAAAGGACGCAGACCCTTTGTGCCCCTGTTAGCTTGTTGCAAACACCAACATTTGGAGCATATAACAATGTCGGTGCCGTCGAGACGGGAGATCGTTCCTGCGCTGACCCTCGAAGAAGCCGCGACCAAGTACGCGCTGACGCCTCGTGCGCTGCGCGAGTTCTGCAAGCGGCATCGCATCGAGGTGCTCAACACAGGCAGCCAAATCCGCTTCGACGAGCACGCGATCAACCACCTCGAGGAAGTACTCCGATGCCCATCAGCAACTTCGTCACCGGCACCTACGCTCTCCGCACCCAAGGGGGCCGGTTCATCCACGACATCCGTTGGGCCGATGCGAAGGGCCGATCCCATCGCATTCGCCCAAACGCAACGGCTACTCTCCGCACCAAGCGGGAGCGCGAGGAAGAGGGGCGCAAGCTCCTCGATGAGAAGCTCGCCGAGGCGCGGGGGGAGCGGAAGGTGAGCAAGCCGTTCCACCTCGCCGCCCGCGAATATGCGACTGCGGTGCGCCTGAACCCTGGCATCCGCCAGCGCCTGAAGCGCATCAACGACGCGCTGGCGACGCTCGGCCAAGACGGCATCTGCGTCGATGAGTTCAACCAGCCGGTGTTCAACGCCGTGCGCGGCGTCCTGTGGCCGGATGACAAGCTCGCCAATGGGCGTCCGGTCAAGGACAGCACGATCCGCTCGTCGCTGTTCTCGGTGGTCGTCGCGGTGCTCAACTACGCGATGATCTGCGAGTGGCTCGACCGCATGCCCACGCTGAAGATGCCCCCCGCCTCCAAGGGCAAGGTGATCAACTGCACCCCTGCCCAGGCGTGGAAGATGCTCGACGCCTGCCAGGACTGGCAGCGCCCGCTCCTGATGTGGCTCTTCTGCGTCGGCTCGCGGCTGCGCGAGACGCTGCTGCTCGACTGGTCGAAGGTGAACCTCGACGACGGCACCGCCGTCATCCTCGCCGAGCACCGCAAGCAGGGGTTCGAGTACATCGCGCACTTGCCGCCCGCCCTCGTCGCCGAGCTGCGCGCCTACCAGCAGCGGACGGGGCGCACCACCGGGCGGGTGTTCCTGTCCGCGCTCGGGACGCCCTACGCTGACCCGGTGGTCGGTCGCACCCCCGGCGATCTCCGGGCGCGCAGCGGCGGGCAGATCGACGGCTGGTTCCACCGGGTGCGCGACGCCGCCGGCCTGGGGAAGGAGTTCACCCCGCACGCCTGCCGGCACACCTGGGCGTCCTGGCACTATGCGGTCTACAAAGACCCGATGAAGACCTGCAGCACGGGCGGCTGGGCAACCTCGCAGCTCGGCATGGTGGCGCACTACGCGCACAAGATGCCCGAGGCCGAGGTGCCGGCAATCAAGCGCTTCTGGGGCACCGATGGCGCAGCGCTGCGAGCGGTGGCATAGCAAAGGCACTGACAGGGCACTGGGCACACGCCCATCCCAGCAACCGATTGAGACCAATGCAGATTTTTGCTCACATGTACATTGTTGATGAGAACGCAGAGGGGGCCGCGCGCCCCCTTTGTTTTTGCTCGATAAACCCAGCATTCCCGCCAGATTTAGCCATTTCACCCCGCCCATCGACGACCATCGATAACGCCCCAAAACGCCCCAAAACGACCGCGCCGGGGCACTGCCGGGGCACACCCCACGAGGAGGCAATTATGACGGCAACGCTGCGCGACGCGCTCACCAGCCAGGGCTTCGAGCCGGTCGATCTGCACCTGGAGCCCGACGAGGCGGCGGTGCTGTTCTCGCTGCTCAACCTGGGCATGGACGCCTGGACCGCCAAGCCGGTCGACATCGCGACCTTCATGCGCCTCGACCGGCTGCCCGACGAGGCGTTCACCGGGCTCGCCCGCAAGATCATCGGCGGCTGCGACACGGCGTTCGCCAACGTCAAGGAGAATGGGGCAGACAGCGCTCAATAACGGCACGGCGGTTGATTATCAAGCATCGCGCACCTATGTTGGGGGCGGCAACATGACCAAGATCACGACCCGAGCGGAGCTGCCCGATGGATGACACGCCGTCCACACACAAACCGTCACATTTCCTGCGGGAATGGCGCGAGCACCACGGGCTAAGCCTCGGGCAGATGGCGAAGGAGACGGGGTTCGCCAAGTCGACTTTGTCGCGGATCGAGAACGACAAGCGCCCGTATCACAAGGAAATCATCGAAGTGTACGCGACTGTGATTGGATGCACCACAGGCGATCTAATCACCCACCAGCCGGGCGATGCCGCCGAACTGTGGAGGGTGCTTGATCGGTGCTCGCAGACCGAGAGAGCGCGGGCGCTGCGGCTGATCAAGGCCATTCTCGACAACGTCGACGACCTATGATCGGGATGCTGTGGTCTTTGCCCAGCTTGGGCAAACTGACGGGATGGTGGTGATGGTTATTATCGTGGGGCTGATCGCCGGGCTGATCGCCGGGCTGCCGATTTACATCTATTGCATGCGGCAGTGCCGCTGACTGACAGGATGGTGGTGATGGCTGGCTTATTTTTGCTGCTGGTCGGTTCTCTCGTGCTGAACATCGCGCTGGCCGCAGCGTCATTTGTCTGTCCGCCCCTCTGGTTCGGCTGGGCGCTGCAAACCTATTTCACCTACCAAGTGTGGCGCACCGTGTTCTCAGGGGCGAAGACGGGATGGTGGTGATGCACGCGGGGTTGACCCTTTTGCTGGCGCTGGTTTTGTTTGCCCGCGTTGAGCCCGACAGTCCTGCGGGGCGGGCGACCCAGCGCTTGCTGGCCCCGCTCCGCGTCGTTATTGGGGTGCTCGGCGTGCTGTGGGCTGCGGCACTGGTGCTGCTGCTCGTCGCCTTGACTTATGTGTTCACGGGCAGTGCGGGCTGCGCGCTGGTTGCAGCCTGTGTACTGATCGCGCCCTCGCTTCAGATCATTGGGCGTTCAGCAGTCCGCTGACCGCCGGGTATTGCCGCGCGCCGTACTGCAGCATGCCCGGTATGTAGTTCTTAAGCGGACGCAGCGCCAGACGCGACCCGATCCAGCCGGGGGCAAAGGGCTCTGCAGCACCTAAGGCTGCACCACCGACAGCACCGGGCACCCCAAAAAACTCGTGCCCAGCATAGCCGCCAATCAGCATGTTCCTCGGCACATCCAGCATCTCGCGCACGCTGAGCATGCGCCCGGTGCCGCTGGTATTGGCGAGCTGCGCCGTCTGGCGCATCGCGCCCGCCGTCGTCCGCAGATCGGCGAGCTGCTGCTGCACGCCGGGGAAGAGCGCGCTGGTCGCCTCGGGCGATAGGCGGTTGGTGTTGGTGACGAAGGTGGTCGGCGACACGGTCGGCCCCTGGCCGGCGACAGCCTGCTGCCCCGGCGTCGCCTCGCCCATCCGGCGCAGCTCATAGCCGGCAAGCCGATCAGCAGCTCCAGGCATCTGATCGCGCACCGACTGCAGGAGCGTCCCGCCGCTGCGCGAGTTGGTCATGGCGGCGTTGTAGGCTTCCTCGGGATCAATCGGCGCGCTGCGCGGGCCGAGGAAATTGGAGACCGTGTTATCGATGTAGTCGTGCCCTTCGCGGGTGATCCTCGCAGCGTTGCCAAATGCCGCCGCCGCGTTTGTGCCTGAGGCGTTTGCCGTCTGCTGCATATCGCTGCTGAGCGCACCATAGATGCGACGCAGATCGGTCACGCTGGTATCGCCGACGAGGTTCGGGTCGCTGAGCATCTCGCCGATGCGCGTGCGGATGCCCGAGACCGTCTTCCAGTCGAGCGGGCCGCGCTGGACATCTTGCATCAGCGCATCGAGGAGGTTGCGGGTCAGCGCCGGCTGCAGCACTCCAGCGGTCGCTGGCGCTGCCGGCATGGCGCTGCGCACCGACCCAAGCGTCTGCGCGTAGTTGGTGACCGGCGTCGGCGTGCCCGCTGGGATTTGCATGTCAACGCTGTCCCAGGCCTGTTTGCTGTTCGCGCGGAATTGGGTCATCCAGTCGCGGCTGCCCTGCTGCAGCGCTGCGCCAGCCTGCTGAGCGGTCGTCGCGGGGCCGAGCATGTCGGCGGTATTGCCGAGCGCGTCGCCCCACTGGTCGACCGCATTGCTCATGGCTCGATGGACAGCGCCGCCCATCGGCATGTCGGCAACGTTGCGGTTGAGCATCTGTCGCCACCGGCTGCCCGAAACATCGGCAGGGGTGGGGGTGATATTGAGCCGGTCAAACGCCCGCTGCGTCTCGTTGGGCGTTGCGGTGGGCGCACCACCGACCGCTGCCCCGACCGCGAGGTTGCCGACCGCCCGCGCGAGATCGGCGTGTTCGGGATACATCTGCGCGCCCAGCTCGCCCGCCGCACCGCCGGCACCGCCCGCGATTACCGCGCGCACCGGGTTGATGCCGCCCATCCACAGATAAGGGAGCGAGCCGCCCACCCCCTGGCCGGTCGCGGCGATGTATTGCTCGGTCTGGTTCTGCGGGGTGAGGTCGGGCCGGTCGACCGCACCGACAGCGCGACCGGCGTTGAGGAGGCTGGTTGAGCTGAGCGGCCCTGGCGGCATCGGCCGCATGTCCGGCTGATAGGGGCCAAAGGCAGCGGTCAGGGCGCGGTTGACCAACGGGTGAATGTAGGGGTCGTAGACGATTGTCTTGAGCTTGTTGCCGCCCCAGTCCTCGACATCGCCGAGCGCGCCTGCCCCTGCCAGCGCCCCTTGGGCAACGCTGCTGGCGGCGAGCGCCGGCTCGCGCCATGGCCCCTGCATCTGATTGAGGTGCGAGTTGATCGCCGATGTGATGTCGTCCTGCGACATCTCGTCGGGGAAGCTCGCAGTGCTGCCGTCAGGCAGCGTGACCGTGGTCATGGCTGCACCTGTGGCGTCGTGGGCATAAGGCGTCGGGTGCGCGGGTCATAGGTGTAGTGCGGCGCGCCGGGGGTGGCAGACGGCGCGTTGGCACCCCCGCCGGCTGGCTGCTGGCCCTTGAGGTCGCCGATCTCAGCCTTGACCTGCTCAGTCATCTTGCTGAGCGGGTTGAGGTCGTACCACTTGGTCACAAAGGACTGCGGGTTCGTCCAGTAGCTGCCGTCGTTGAAGCGCATCGTCTGGGCGTCGTTCCAATCCTGCGCGAGGTGTTCGATCTGGCGCACGCTGGCGAGGTCTTCCGATAGGATTTGCAGGTTCGCCTCGGGCTGGAACCCGATGTTTGCGCCGCTCGTCGAGGTGATGTTGAACTCATTGCCGGTAAACCGCTTATTGACGGCGGCGAGGGTCGTCAGCGCCTGCCTATAGCTCTCGTGCAAAACCTGTTGCACGGCACTGACGTTGCCGAGGTTCTGGCTGACCCAACCGGGGCTGACGCCGAGATCGAGCAGGTACTGCCCCAGGTTTGCCTTCATCGATGCGGTCGCGCCAGATTGGGTCGCCTTGAACGCCTGGACGATGGTGGTGAGCTGCTGCTCGGCGCGTTGCGCCGGCTGTAGCGCGCCGGCCAAGCTGTCGTTCCACTCTTGCCATTTGCCCTGCGCCTCCTGGTAGGCGGGGTAGGAGGTCGGCAGGTACTGGCTGCTGGTCGAGGGGATGGTGGTGCCGCGCTGGGTCTGGATATTTTTGGTCGGGTCGGGCGCGCCAGGGTAAACCGGCGCAGCACCGGCTGGGGCTTGCACGGGGCCACCGGGCACGACAGCGGGCTGATATCTGCCGGCCTGCGTCCCGGCCTCCTTCTCCTGCGCGCTCGCCTCGGCAGCGACGCCGCTGAATTGAACCGTGGGCGGTGCCCCGCCGGGCTGCGGCGTGACCGTCGCCCACTCCATCCGCTGCGTCGTGGGGTTGAACACCTTCTCGGTGGTGGGGGCGTAGGAGGTCGGCGGCTGACCGCCCATGCTGATACCGCTGCCGGGGCGCATAGCCTGCGGGGTATAGGGCAACGCGGCAGCCTTGGTCGCTGCTTCCACCGCCGCCTTGTACTGCGGCGTGTTGGACAACACGTCGGTGATGTCGAGCCCGCCGAGCTTGCCGTAGATCATCAGCTTCTGGATGTGATCGAGCTGCGCCGGGGTGAGCTGGCCCGGCATTGCCCCTGCGGGCGCGCTGGGAGGCGCTACAGGAGCGGGAGCCGGTTGGGCTACTGGGGTAGCGGCGGCAGCCGGTTGCCGTGCCAGGAGGCCTCCAGGCGCGCCCGGTGGGGCAGCGGCGCTGCCCTGTTGTGGGTACAGCGTGCCCAAGAGGCTTTGCGGGATGCCCGCAGACCCGGTGACCGCAAGCGGGTTCGCCCCACCTGGGGTGATGAGCCCGCCGGGGGCTGCCGCCTGGGGCGCGGTCGCAGCGCGCGCGGCGGCGAGCTGCCGACCCGCAGCCGTGTTGGGCTGGTCGTAGCCACTGCCGCTGACCCCAGCTCCCGCCCCAGGCGCGGGCTGCGTCGCGGTGCCGGTCAGCGTGCGGGGGTCGGGCAGACGCGGCCCGGGCGGGATGGGCGGTGCTGCCGTCTGCGGCCCGAGCAGCCCGGTCGGGACATCGGTCGCGGTGCCGGTCGCGGCCTGGGCAAGCTGGGTCGGGCTCGCGCCGCCGCCCGCGTACTTGGCGAGGTTGGGACTGTAGTTCGCCATGTTGAGGGTGCCCCACTGACCGTGGAGCGCCTGGGCGACACGGCTGGTGTCGCCGCTCTGCAGGTCGCCGAGGAGATTGCGTCCGGTGTTCTTGGCGTAGGTGTCCTGGGCGAGCTGCCACGCCGCGCGATCCTGGGTGACCGGCGAGAAGTCGCTGTAGCCGTACTGCTTGGCGAGCGGGTTGAAGGTCGAGCTGAGGAACTGGTAGCGCCCGGCGGCGTCGCTGGTCGAGCCGGCGTAGGGCTGCCCCTTGGGGATCGTGACTTTAACCTGCGGGTGCGCGCCGTAGCTGTCGAAGGTGGCGTCACCGCCCGCGCCGTTGTAGCGGACGTTGTACGCGCCTGCGCTCTCGGGGCCCGAGATGGTGTCGAGCAGCGCCCGCGCCTCGGTGGGGAGCGTGGTGTCGGCGGTCTCGCTCGCCACCGCCTTCGCTGCCCCGCCGCCGGTCGTCGGCACGGTCGGCCCGCCCGCCCCAGGCACGGTGCCGGCGTCGCCGCCGGGTGTTCCGAGGAGCCCGCCCTTCGCCAGCTCATCGGCGAATGCCTTGCGCATCTGCAGCAGGCTTTGGATTTGCTGTCCCTGGTAGCCGTAGAGCCCGGCCTGCGCCGCCTTGAGGCGGGCGTCCATGACGGCGTCTCCAGCCGTTCCCATGGCCCCGCCAATCTTGCCGAGCACCGCGCCGATTGGGGTCGGCATGCGGGTCGGCATTGCGGCCTCGCCTGCCGCGCCGGCTGCAGCCGCAAGCTCCCGCATCGCGAGCGCGCGCTTCGTCGCCGGGTCGCTGAGCAGCCCGGCGTAGAGCGCGTTCGGGTCGCCACCACCAAAGAGGTTGCCGAGGAGACCGCCACCGCCAGGGCTGGTGGGGTCGATCATGCCGCCCATGCTACTGGCTCCTGAACTGGCTTAGCGCCTGGAGGAGGGTCGAGATGTCGGGCTGCTGGGCTTGATTGCCGAGTGCCCCGATAGCGTTGGGCGCGGTCGTGCCCATCATCGGCGGCGGCAGGTTCAGCGGCTGCGCGCCGGGCATCTGCTGCGGCTGCCCCATCCCCCCCGGCGTCGCACTGAACGGCAACGCCGAGGGCGCGCCGCGCTGGAAGAGCTGGCCGAGCGTCTGCATCAGCGCCTGGGGCGATGGATTGCCGAGCATCTGCATCACTCTGCCCATCAGCGACTGGTTCGCCAAGGTCGGGGCAGCAGGGGCTGCAACGCCGGGGCTCGCCCCGTAGGGGTTTATCGGTGCTCCCATCCGTCGTCTCCTACTCTCGCCTCAGCAGCGCAGCACGCCGCGCCAGCGCCGCCTCGGCGCTCATCAGCTCGATCCGGCCAAACCCCTCGAGCGCCCGAGCGGCGTCGAGGATGCGCAGCGGAGCGCACACCATCTCGCCGACAACGCAATCGCTCCGGTCGCGCGCCTGGACGACGAGCGCCGCCGCCAAGAGGATCGACGATTTGGGTTCGAGGTAGCCAAGCAGCGCCGCCAGGGTCTCCTCGCTCGGATCGGCGGCGAGCCGGCGCGTGGCGCTGGCGTTGCCGTAGAAGCAACCAGCCGGGAGCACCAAGCTCGGGGCAATCGGCGATAAGCGGGTTCCTGCCGCCAGCCACATCGTCCGCTTGGGGTGCCGGCGGTCGAGCAGCGCTCGGGTCTGCGCGAGGACATCGCAATAGGGTTCGGGATCGGTCGGGTCGATCAAATCTTTGAGGCAGCCGCGAATGCCTCCGGTGCGACATCGCTGGTGACGCCGGTCGCGAGGTTGGTGAGGATGCCCGCGCCAGCCCCGGTGCCCGCTGCGATGTTGCCAGCGCCGAAGAGACCGCTGAGAGCGCCTCCCCCCGAAAGCGCGCTATTGAGCCCATTCCCGAGCTGGAGCGCGCCGAGCCCGGTGCCGAGGATGTTCGCCGCCGTGTTCTGGAAATAGGGCTGGGTCGTCGTCGAGCTGGCCGAGCCGCCGGTCGGGTTGCCGAGCAGCCCCGACTGGAGCTGCAGCGGTAGCCAGGGCGCATTGAACGCCGAGGTGAGCGCGCTCGCCGGGAAGCCGGCAAGGCCCGGTGCCTGACCGATTGCGCTGAGCAGGGTCTGGGTGCCGGTGTTGGCGAGGTTGCCGATATTGCCGTAGGCGGTGCCGGCGTTGGAGACGCCGCCAAGACCGGCGTTGAGCGCGTTGGTGGCGAGATTGCCGCCCGCGTTCATCAGGTTGCCGCCCGTGCCGAAGCCGGCGTTGAGCGCGTTGATCAGGTCGCTGTAGCCGCTCTGGGCGAGATTGCCGCCCGCCGAGAACGCGTTCGACAGGAGGTTGCCGCCGGTCTGGTAGGCGTTCGACAGGATATTGCCGGCGGCGGTCGTGCCCTGCTGCCCGAGGTTGCCGGCATTGGTCAGCATCGAGGAGAGATTGCTGAGCCCGGTGTTGAAGGCACCGCCCAGGGCGCTGCCCGCATTCACCATGGCGTTGAGCCCGGTGTTGTAGATGTTGTTGACGAGGCCGGCGGCGGTCGTGCCGATGCCCTGGCCCAGGTTGTACTGATTGATCGACTGGGCATTGCCCGCCGCGCCCGAGCCGTAGCGCCCCGCGCGCTCGAAGCCGCTGTCGGTCTGCGGCGCGGTCGCCGTCATGTACTGATTGACGAGGGGCTGGGTCGCCGCCTGCATCATCCCCGGCAGCGCCGGGTTGGTGTTGGGGTTGAGGAACCCGCCGGTCGCGACGCCGGTCAGCGAGTTGTAGATCGGGTTGCCGCTGATCGCCATGCCGGCATTGGAGAGGAGCGAATTGATCGAGGGCTGGGCGGCACTGAACGCGGCCGGCGCGTAGCTGCCAATCCCCGAGATCGCGTTATTGCCCGCGCCGGCTAGTGCGCCGAGCGCGCTCCCGCTAAGCCCTGAGAGCGCCCCCTGCGCTGCGGTGCCGGCTCCGGTCAGCGCATTGACCGCTTGCGGCCCGAGGTTCTGCAGGAAGCTCGTATAGGGTTGGACGTTGGCGCTCGCACCCGCACCCATGGTGGTGAGCGTCCTGGCGATGTCGGCGATATTGCCCATCGCCCCGGTGGCGGGGTTGCCCGCGGTGATAATTGACGACAGCGCCGGGAACATCGAGCCGGCGAGGCTCAGCCCTGGCCCCGTCGTCGCGTTGCCGAGGTTGGTGTTGTACCCCATGAGGTTGCTGAGGAGGTCGCTGTAGCCTCCCGGCTGCTGCGCAGCGGTAATGTTGCCCTGTCCCGTCGTCCACAGGCTCTGCAGGAACGGGAGCTGGGCTTGGCTGACGGGGTTGACGGTGTTCTGGGTGACCGTCGTGTTGCCCGAAGGCGATGACTTGCCCATGGAGCTATCCTATTTGAGACGGCGCAGCAGGCACGCGCCGCAGACCTCGAACCCGAAGCCGCGCCCCCAGCCCTTGCGGTCGAACCCCATGATGTCGACGCACTTGAGCGCCTCGGCCTGGGCGTCGATCACGTCGAGGAGCTGGCGGTGCCAGCGCTTCAGCCCGGTGCCGGCGATAAACGGCACTTCGAGGATGCGACAGCGCGGGAACTGGCGAAGCTCGGTCACCGCGACCGCGACGGTGGCGTCATCCTCGGTCACGACAAAGAGCGTCATGCGGCCCAGCATCACGAGCTGCAGGACATCGATAGGGAGGTAGCCTCGGGTGCGGTCGGTGGCGCGTTTGAGGATCGGCTCGATGACGTGCCACAGCCGCGCCAGCCGGTCGACCGGCGGCGCGAAGACTTCGATCTCAGGTGCCGATGAGGCAAACGAGATAGGTGCAGTCAGTGTAAGTGGTTCGGGCATGATTGAGGGTCGCGGTGCCTTTTTGCGGGGTGCTGATCGAGACGTAGGGCAACAGGTCGGCGGCGTGCGCGGTCAGCGGCACCAGCATGGCGGCGGTCCAGGGTCCGATCCGCGTGTCGCTGAAGACGCTCGTCACATCGTTTGCCACCAGGGTGACCTGGAGGGTCGCGCTGATGTTGCCGCGCAGCGCCTGATTGAGCGCTTGGGCAATCCTGATGACGAGCGCGCGCAGGCTGCCGCCGACATCGGCTGGGACGGGGGGTGATCCGGTCGGCAGGACGACGGTCGCTTGCCCCATCTAGCGCACGCCCTCCTGCACCGCCGTCACATCGATGCCCTGGAGGTGGCTGAAGTTGGCTCCCGCCGGCACGGTCATGCGGAAGCGAGTGTAGCGCCCGGTGCAGCGCTGCGGGCAGTCGCCGATGATGTTCTCGGGGATGTCGACTTGGTAGCTGACCGGCGCTCGCGTCATCTCGCGGGTGCCGACAGCGATGCTGACCGGGACCGCGCTCTCGGCGATGGGCCGGGTCTTGATGATCCTGGCGCGCCGGCCCGGGAAGAGCTGCTGCTCGCCGGTCTCGATGACGGCGCGCATCGAGGGACCGTTGACGTAGTTTTGGCGGAACGAGGTGTCGAACCAGGAGAGAATTTGATTGCCTGCGGTCCAGGCGAGGCTGTCGAGCGAGAACGGCAGCCCGTCGAGCGGCCCGAAGACATCCAGCTCATCGAGCGTGTAGCCGGCGACCGAGTAGGTGCTGGCGTCGAGCCAGTCGACCGGGGTCAGCTCCAGGTCAATCGGAGCCCAGCGCGACAGCTCCCAATTGAAGGCGAGCGCGCGCGTGTAGTGCCCGTTGTTCTGCGGGCCATGGTAGAGCCAGAGGATGATCTTCAGCTCGGGCAGGTACGCGCCCGCGACCGCCTGGAGGAAGGTCGGGTCCAGCTCATTGAAGAACCGGCGGTCGATCTTCCCCGCGCCGATGGGCACCGAGCTGGAGCCGTCAAAGCCATAGAACCCATCCGAGGCGAGGTAGTAGTCGACCGCGACCGAGGTGCCAGCGCCGCTGATCAAGCGGCGCTCGACGATGCTGAGCGGCGAGGTGGTCCCCGCCGCGCCCTCGGCGACCGCGAAGTCCCAGATCGCCGGGCTGCCGGCGTAGGAGACGCGGTAGATGCCGCGCTCGCAGAACACCGCGCCGTCCGCTGCCGAGATGTGCCCGCCAGTCATCCCGGTGATCGCGCCCAGGTCGGTCTGCTGGAGGTCTTGGAAGTCCGACTGCACCTCGATGGCGGCGGCGCTGCCGGGGGTCGGCCAGTTGGTCGGGTTGCCAATCGCCGGCCACCAGACGCGCTGCGGCACCTCGCCATCGGTGGCGTCGTTGGTGTTGCCGACCATCAGGAAGTCGCGCATGACGCAGCAGTATTTGGCGCGCGGCGCGCCCGCCGAGAGCTGCGAGAAATGCGTGTCGACGCCGATGAGGTAGGTCTGGATGTCGTCGTTGTAATTGGTCGCG